CGGCGACAAGTCCCTCCTTGCCGCCTTCAATGACGGACTCGACCTGCACACAGACCGAGCCGTCCAGTTGTTCGGCGCGGACTCTATCACCCGGCCTAGCTTCAAGAAGCTGGAGCGTCAAGTGGGCAAGACCATGAACTTCGCCGACTTGTTCCTCGCCTCCCCCTTCCGCATGCGCATGTCCGTCCATGAGATGACCGGCCAGCTCATGCCCATGTCCTTCTTCGAGCAGGTAGCCGAGACCCGACCCGACGCCCGCCCTGGCCTCCATGCCTGGCAGCAGTCCCTCCTCCGCCGGGTCGACTCCGACGGTCACCTTACCCTGCCCTTCACCGGCCAGTCCCGCACCTTCGTGGGGGGAAGCGCCGAGCACCTCAACGAGATCGTTAACTTCCCCATCCAGACCCAGGCCGGCAACACCCTGCTCGCCATCCAGCGAGCCATCGCCCCCCTGTTGTCCCCCCACGTCAAGATGTTCCTCCAGATCTATGACGCGGTCTACCTCGACGTCCACCCCTCCGTCGACCTTGACACCCTCAAGTCCAAGATCAAGTTCCACATTGAGGAGGTCCGTGACCGTGGGTACTGGGCCAAGCTCCAGTCCCACTACGGCAACACGGTTCCCTTGGAGTACGACTTCAGCTAGGCTACGGGGGTGAACAACGAACTCACGATCCTCGTGGACTCCAGGGAGAAAAAGCCGCTGCCCTTTCCGGAGCACCTTCCGTCGCTTCGGTCGGACCTGCCTGCTCTCTCCCGGAGTTCACGAACCCACCGCCTCAAGACCGAGAAGGTCACGCTCGTCACCGGGGACTACGCACTCAAGGGGTACGAAGCCGCCTGTCTAATCGAGCGGAAGGGTTCACTAGCCGAGGTGGCAGGGAACTGCTTGACCGCCGACGGTCGCCGCAAATTCACAGCGGCAATGGACCGACTCAAAGAAGCCTGCTTCTACCCCTACCTCCTGCTCGAGGGGAACCTGCTCGACACCATGAACCCCACCAAGGATCTGCCCGATCCTTGGAATGCGATCGACGCACTGCATCGCATCCTGCTTGAAAGAAACATTGGTCTGATTCTCTTACCGAACACCAGCATGAGTGCACGCCGTGCCGTAGCCGAGTGGGCAGTACGCCTCTTGGTCAACGCGGCACTGTGCCCTATACTCCCTGCTAACCCCCTCTCTAAGGAACACAACAATGGCAGAGATCAACCGTCAGCGAGTTCAGGAAAACTACACCCCGTGGTCGAGTGTGACCAATCCGAGTCGCGCCAGTGACTTCGTCATCCTGAACACCAACCTTTCCACTTCCAACCGTGGCGACGCTACAACTGGTGTGTTCGCAGAAGCTATCTGGGACGCTGATCTCACTCCTGGCGCAGCTAACCATACCAATATGATTGCGGTTGATGTTCCAGTAGATGCTCGTGTGTTTGTGCCCTTCTGGATTGCAACTGCAACCGCAACCTCAATTGACGGTTCAGCCCCTTGCGCTATTACCCAAATTGCAACAACTGCTAGTACCGGTGCTGGTAAGGTGCAGATTTATGGATCTGTCCCGGTCAGTAGTCAGTTCAATAAGGCGCTGCCAAGCAGCATCGTAACTAATGCCGCCCCCAACTACCAACCTTCTGTGACTGTTCCTGTCATGGGTCTCTATCTGGCAGCAGGCACCACAATTGCCCAATACAGCGCCAGTACTGGTGCACCTACCGGCCAGGTTTCCATGTTCAACCAGTACTTGGATGGCACCGATGGTGGGGTTGTAACGACTATTGCCCCAGTTACTTTTCACACGTCGACTTTGACTTCTTGGGGATACGTCGCAAACACTACGGCCACTGGAACTAGTGGACTCTCTGTCCCCAATCCGTGTGGTATTCCTGTGAATGGTCTTACTCGGATTACCTGTGCTGTGGTTGATGCTTTTGGTTTTACGCTTACAGTATCCGACGCCAATAACACCGGTGCCACGGTCAGCAATGCACGTGTGATGCTGGGTGGATTCTTTGCTGGATAAACCCCTTTAGGAGAACAACATGCCGCCTGAGTTCCGGTCGACCCCAGTGGGGTCGCGCGATCTGCTCGCCCAGCACGGTCTGGTTGAGCGTCGTCCCCCCGTCCGATCATCCGACTTCCGTTCGCTCGGATCTCCGTTCCACTACTACCTCACTCGCAAGCTGGGCCTGGTCCCGGCGCTGCGCTACAGCGTGGCCCTCTCGCAGGGCACTTGGTTCCACGCGGCCCTTGAGATCCTCCTGCAGCCGGGCATGACTGGGGACCAAGCACACACCCAGTACAAGGCCAAGCTCGAGATCCGCATGGACGAGCTCCGCAATGTGTGCACCACCCTTGCCATGGGTGACGCACGCATCCGTGAGATCCTCGCCACTGAAGAACAGGACGCCACGTGCGCTTGGGTCTGGGCCCTTACGACCAAGGACATGCCCATCAACGGGGCCATCTCCAATGGTCGCACCCTGCACGAGTTCCTCTCGGATCCCAACTTCACGCCCATCTGTCAGGAGTGCATCCTTCGCACCCACATGGAGGTGGACGACAAGCGTGTGGCCCCCATCGACTGTGTCATGCAGCCCGATCTCCTGCTACACCACCACACCCAGAACTCCCTGTGGATCGTGGACTACAAGACCACAGGCATCAGCCCCCGCATGCGTGCCGCGTCGTGCCCCATCGAACCACAGACCCAGCACTACATGCACATCTTGGACCACATGGTCAAGACAGGTCAGCTCCAGGCCAAGTACGACCTGCCCTCGGACGTCACCGTGGGGGGCATGCTTCACGCCATCATCCGCAAGCCCACCATCTCCTTCGGCCAAGGCGACCGGGACTACATCTTGGACACCACTCCCTTCAAGAGTGGACCCCGCAAGGGCGAGCCTCGCAATGAGAAGGTGTACACCGGCGAGCCCCGGCTGGAGAACTACCTCGAGCGTTGCCGCCAGTGGTACCGGGGCGAGAAGGACTACATCCACCTGTCAGGCGACCGGATGGCTGACCCTGTCATCGACCTGTCCTTCACCAGCGGTACAGCCCTGATGGATCCCCACTGGACAGCCCAGTACAGGGCCCGGTTGGCTGCGGTGAATAAGTGGAGAATCGCCGCAATTGAACCACATGAGTATCCGTGGCCCACAGAAGTTCACGGATCTGGTACACTGGACACCTACGCCCCCTTCGTCCTGCGACCTGTCACGGAATGGCCGGACATCGTACTGCAGGAGGGGTTCCTCGTTTCGGACCGGGACACACCACAGGAGACAACTAATGACAACGGATCCGTATCCGCCCAGCAAACTGCAGCGCAGTGAGTTTGGTACTTTGCTCACCTCTGTGCTGCAGCAAATCATCAAGCCCGCACTTGCCGAGTTGATTCGCACTGACCCTGAGATCACCAACAAGTCCACGTTGCACACTGCATTCAAGAAGTCCACGCAGAGCACCGTGTCTTTCTCCACGTTCAACACGTGGCTCGAAGCACTTGGCATTTCCTTCCGCAAGGTTGTGCAGATCGAAGGCATTACTCCAGTCCCCGCCCCGGGCGGGGGGGCCGGCCCCCGCCCGGATGCAGGGGAACAGGATGTCAAGTTTGACAACGAAGAAACTTTTGATTTCCGCCCGTCGCGGGGATTCGGTGACGCTTTCGGTGAGATTGCACGCAACTCAGGAGGATTCCAATGAGCATTCATCAGACAACAGCAGCAGGTACCGGCCCCGTTCGGGCATACAAGGGGCTAGGATTCCAGGGTGGACCTGGTCTCTATTCGCTCCGTAATCTTTTCGGCATGGTCGTGGGTGAGCAGAACTCTGGCAAGTCTTACTTGTTCCAGTCCTGCCCCGACGCCTTTGTCATCAACCTCGATCTCTCGAGCACCGTGTCCCCCCACGCCAAGTGTGCAGTGTGGCCCGGCATTGGTATTGATGGTCGTCCAATGGACGTCGACGGAAAGCCGCTCATCATTACCTGGGACCACGTCGAAGCCAAGATCAAGCAGCTATGTGATATGGCTAAGAACGGAGACGAGCGTCCCTCAATGGTCGTCATTGACACCATGATCCCGATGATCCGTCTGCTCAAGCCGTGGGTTGCACGGCAGATGGGCAAGGAACTCTTCGAGCAGG